ATTAACAGATCAACTTTAAAAGGGGGAATAATGAAAGCTAAAGACTTTAAATCAATTACTGATTATTTAGAAAAAAGACACCAAAAAAAGTTCTATTTATTTCAAGATTTTCAAGAAGTTTTATTGAAAATAAAAAACTTAAATAGTGCGACAAAATGTCAATATAATAAAAACAACAAATCAATTAATAATTAACAAAAAAGAAAGGTAAAACGGAAAATGATACATATAAGCAAAATGACGGGTAAACTTGAAGGATTTCAAGCTATCTCAACCAATACAACAACAAACGGATATTGTAATAAACAATATAAAAAACAACAACCAAACAATATTTGTACGTTTTGTTATTCTCATGAAATGTTAAATACATTTAGAAAAAACATGGCGCCTGCATTACAGAGAAATACAGAGCTATTAAATTCCAAAGTATTACACCCGGATGCATTGCCTGTTATCAATAGCGCATTTTTTAGATTTAATGCTCACGGGGAATTAGCATTAGATAAAAAAGAGGCTACAATTAATCTTGAGAATTACGTTAATATTGCGATTAAAAATCCTCATTGTACTTTCAGTTTATGGTCAAAAAGATTTGACGTTATCAAACCTTTTTTTGATAAGCATGATAAACCAAAAAACTTAATTTTGATTTACTCAACCCCGTTGACTAATCATATATTAAAAAAAGTACCTCAATATTTTGATAAAACTTTCAATACTGTTAAGGGTGATTTGCATAAAGATCAGCAGAATTGCACCGGTCAAAAATGCAAGGATTGTTTATTGTGCTACAAAAAAGACACAACCTCAATAATAGTTGAGAAAGTTAAAACATACGGAAAAAAGAAGTTAGAAAAAAAACTAAAATAACAGAAAGGATAATATGAAAACAATTAATTACAATGGTAAAAAAATAAAATTACCTTGCAATGTATTATATGACGATTGTGAGTTAGTGACAGAGCAAAATCCATTTAGTGGTGAGGAATGTCAATTACCTAGATTTGCAAGGGGTGTTTATTACAAAATAAAAAATGCAGAAATAAATCAAGATTATAAAACAATGCAAAAATGTATTACCTGGTTTCAAAAACATTTTACAGATCAGTATTTTACATTATTGGATTAATAACAACTAACAGAAAGGATAATATGAAAAGAATAAACAAAAATGATTTAACATTTTATTTCATTAAAGATCATAAGCAGCTGCCGGATAGCTATTTGAAAAGCTGTAATGATTTTTTTAATGAAATAAAAGAAATAAAAAACCCCGCAGCAACTTATAGACAAGCTGTAAACAATTTAAAAAGAAAGGTTAAGTAATGGAAAATAATAAATGGAAGGATATTTATATAAATATCATTAATAAAGCTAGTAAGCGGTTAGGATATAGCGCAGCAGATCTTAACCCCTGGTTTTATATAGTTCATGATCATTTATACAAATCAAATGCTAATAATTTAAAAGAGTTTAAACAACAACTAAAACAGGGGAGAAAATAAACATGAATAAAAAATATCTAGTAAAATTTAACTGTATCATTGGAGAGTATGAGCATTTAAGTTCATATGTTTTTGATAAACAGATGTCAGAATATCAATACTGTAAAAAGTTCTGGGGTTTAAAAAAAAAGAATGAACTAAAAACAAATGTATTCTGGGATGATTTTATGGAAAATGCAATAGAAGTTTATTCAGAAACTGAATTAACAGAAAATCAATACAATAACTTGCAAAGATTGGGGGTTGTTTAATGAGTAGTATTAATTTTTATTTTTCAGTTAGCATATTATTTTTATTAATAATTTTAATTATAACAATATAGAAAGGATATAGGAAAATGCCAAAGCATACTGAGTTAAATTATCAGTCAATAGGTGATTGTTATTATGACATTTACTGTCAACCAGAATTAACAAGTAAAGAGGATTTGTTAAAAGACATGGTTAAAATATTGAATGGTGAAATAACAAAGCAAGATTACATTAATGAAATAAACCAATGGAACAAAGAAAGAGAGGAATAAAATGGCAATAGACTTTGATGCGTTAGATCTAATAAGATCAAGAAATAAAGCTAATAGACATGAGGCTTTAAAAAAACAAAAACAACAACAAAGAAAAAAGGATATAGAATATTACATGAAAGAGTTAAGTTCTATTACCAGGGATCATAACGTATGCGATGATCCGGCAATAAAAAAATTGTTATTGGATAAGTGGCTTGGAGTTGTTAAATTATGTGTAAAAAAAATAAATGAATAAACAATTAGTAAAACAAAATTTATCTATAAGAGAATTAACAAAAATATTATTTGATACTCTTAAAGATGAAAATGGTCTAGCAATTAGAATGATTGTTAGAGAATATAATAACAAACAAATGGAGAAAACAAATGACATTAAGCAGATATGAGGGTTGGCTACAAATGGCAAAGTCTGGTGAAGTAATAACATATCATGAAGGTTATCTTGGCAAAGATAGATTTTATGATTATTCCACTAGGGATATAGCAAATTTGTTTATGCGAGCATATGAAAATAAAATTGTGGATCTATTCCAAAAACGTGTGGAGTATGGCAACATAAATCATGATCCTAAATTTCAATACATTGCAAAAAAACTTTAACAATAACAAACGGAAAGGAAAATATGTATATAGATAAATATCAAATTAATTCTTATGGCACAAAGTATAAAGGCAATAAGGAATTAAAAAATCAATTACTTACAACAGTTAAAAGTGATGATGGTCAAAGATTAAAAAAGATGGTTTCTTTTTTAGAAGAATATGAAGAATTAAATCATCCTTATAGTTCTGAAATAGAATTAATTATTAATATAAAAAGATCAGAATAATTATTTATTATCTGGGGGTATATCAGTTATATCCCCGGATATATCTATCATATTATCCGTGTTATCCTCCCAGGATATGGTCATTTTAGTATCAATATTTTGTTTAATAGGTTTGTTATCGCTATATAAATCGGATATTTTGCCGGCAACCCATTGGATAAACTTTGTTTTTTCTCTAATCCAGAGCACTTCGTTTGGAGATTCAACTTCTTGATAATTAAATACTTGCAACAGTTTGTCTATTAGAGTTTGGATACCTAGTTTTCTTGCTTCAACTATTCTGGTTTCTAGTTCTGGATTTTTTTTTAAGTAATTGTAAAACTTCATCAAACTGAATGGATACTGCTTTTCCTCCAGAATCTCTGTAAGGGTTAAACCTCTTACCAATTTTTCTTCTATGGTAGATAGATTTTGCTCGGATATTAATTCTTGGTTTGGTTTGGGTGTAATAGTATTCTTTGATTTGTTCATCTGTATAGTTCCTAAATTGTATTAGTTTGGATAGTTGTTTTATTCTCGATTCATCTGTGTAGTTAGCTTTATTAAATTTATCATAATTTTGATAGCCATGATATTTACATTTAAATATCTTACCACCAGATAATGGATAGCCTTTCATTTTACAAGGGATCTTTAAGCCTAATCTTAAACCTGCTCTAGTAAATCCTTGGCAAAATACTTTCCTCTGCGCTCTACCAGGCATTATTTATTTTCCCATGGTTTAATTCCATTACGGATATTGTAATTTTTTTTTTCAATATATCTAGGGTTTGTTTCTTTTTTTATCCTGGACAATGCCGACAAAATTTTATCACTACTAACATAATTAGCTTTGCTTTCTCGTTCCTTATCCTCTTTCAATTGTAATGCTTGTTTACATAGATATACATTAACAGTTTCTGCTTTAAGTTCCTCAGTAGGTAGCTTGGATAATTCATCTATAATTCTTTCCTTATCCCCTGCAAAACTCTTAACAATTTTACCTATAGTATTAATGGATAATGTTTCTTCTAATGTAGTCGTATTACGGCTATCTGGTGTCGGTGACACGGCTATCTGGGTTTGTTCATAAAGTTTTTCTGCTCTTAAAAATACCTCATTAACAATATAAGTTTTACCAGATCGACCTCTAATAGCTTTTATAATATTAAGTTTATTTAGAGTTTCCAAACAATCTTTAATTGTGGTCCGGCAAAGACCTGTATCTTTATGGATAGTTTCGTGCCTTAGTTGTGCCTTATATCCGTTTTTTTTCCATGCATATTTCATCACAGATAAGAAAACATTTAAACAATAAGATTTCTTTACTCCATCTAAAATATCTAGATGGTGATACAACTTATAAGTTATATGTAAAAATCCTCTACTTACATTCATTATTTATCCTTTCGTTTTTTAGATTTACATTTTAGTTTATGGTGGTCGTGCAAGGATCTTAAGATTTTAACCCATTGATCCTCATTCATTAGTCGAAACTCTGTCTTAGAGCTACGTATACGTTTAATTCTAAAGGTTAGGCTACTTGGTGTCAATTCTCTATAAAATACAAGCCAGCAGGGTATATTTAAGCGCTCAGCGATGATCTTTGAGAGGGTTGTAGCCTTAAATTGTTGACCTTTGTCATAACAGGTTTCAATTATAGCTAAAGGTTCATAACAATAGGCGCAACATTCAACAGAATCAACATCAATATAAGCAATCCCATCGTATTTGCGGTGAAAATCTGAGTAAAGTCCATTGCTAAAAGCATAAACATCTCTAGCCATTTTTTAATCTTTCTTTTAAAGTTTTAATTTCATATTCTTTTATTTCAAGTTCAGTTTCAAGTGAATCAATAATAGATTGTTGTTTTTTTATAAAACGTTTATGTCTTTTTAATTCCTCGACACAACCAGGTTCTTTGAAGATTCCAGAATTTGTCATTTTTCCTTTATAATTTTTTTAACAACAGCGCGTGGATATGCTGTAATATTTCCAATGGATAATTTGTCATCATCATAAGAAAAAGATGTAAAGATTTTTACTACTTTAGAATCTTTATAATATAGGTAGCCAACATCCTCGCACCAGGAATAACTAAACTTATCCACGTCAGATAAATCATCGTACCATTGTGAGCTGCTACAAATATCAACCCAAACTATGCGCACCTTTTTATATGGAAGTTTTTTTTTAATCATTTTTCACTCCGTTATACAAATTTAGTTATCCGTTGACAACATAATTAAATGCCTGTATTACTTGCAAAAAAAATGGAAAACAAAAAAATCGAAAAAGCATTTTCAATATTTAATGGTGGTGATGGTTTAGATCATTGGTCGTATTCATCAACGTCAACTCCATTTGCAAAAAATATTATTGGCTACACTTTCCCTCAAGAAGTTAGAAGGAAGTTTCCATTTAGATACAAAGCTAACTTTGGAAACCTGGTAAATAATGTGGTCCAGAAATTAATTGCAGATGTAATTTACAAATCAAAAACAATTAAAGAGACAGAGTGGGATCGAGATTATAATGTTTGTTTTAAAGCAGAGCAAGATGAAATAAATAAAAATCCACCGGTTGATGCTAAAGATAAGTTTGGCAGAGAAGCTATGGTTAAATTTGCAGAGGATTGTATTCCAATTACAAAAAAAGTTGTGCAACAAATTGTTGAAAAAGAAAAATTAGTTTGTGAAAGATATGTTAGCATAAAAGAATTTGATATGATCAAACCTGTTATTGGCAGAATAGATTATGAAACCAAAACAAAATTTATAGAATTAAAAACTAAGCCACCTAATTTAAGAAAAGTAAAAGGTAAAGAAGAATGGAACATGATCTCTCAAGATCTGCCTACTGAACCTACACTTGAAAACTTAACACAAACTTCGTTTTACTACATGGCAACAAAGAAGATACCTTACCTGGTATACGTTAATGATAAGGATTATGTTATCTTTGATCAAAGCCATGAGTTGATGAAGGCAGATCACTTGCAACATCTTTATAATATCATGATAGATAAAATTTTATTATGGGAAAAAATGATTATGTTTTGTGAGGGTGATATTAAGAAGTTAGCTTTGATGATAGAACCACCAGATCTTAATCATTTCTTTTACTATAAAGATTTAGCAGATGAACAAAAACAACTAATAACTAAACTATGGGGAATCAAATATGAGTAGTGAAACTAATGTGTATCAAATAAATAAAAAAAATATGAAAAATATATATGAGAAACTTTACAATGCTTGTAATCATGCAAGTGGTGTAAAGAAAGCAAGTAAAAATGGAGCGCCTTTTAATCCTTTATTACATGATGATGTTCAAAGAGTTGCTATGGCAGCTCTATTAGAAAATAGATTATATGCGACTTGTAATTACGTTACAGATGTTACACCTAAATGTGTAATTGTAACCTGTACTATGAGAATAACAGACATCGATGATCCAAAAAATTTTATTATAGTTGATGGATGTACTGCGATGGGTGGTCTTGATAAATATGGAACAGGTCAAGCAATGTCATACAGCAGAAAGTATGCATTCCTAAATGCGTTAAATTTAAAAACAGGAATGGATTTAGAAGATGGTTATAACGCGAAACCATTTGAAGAAAATTCTACAGAGCAATCTGCAGAACCTACATACATGGATGATGAAGTGGATGTAGAAGGTATCATGACAAAAATTTCTAACACTAAAACTGATAAAGAATTTAGATCAGTTAAGGATGAAGTTAGAGATCAAGTTATGTATCTTAAAAATAATAACTTCAAAGCATATGAACAGATCAGAGATCATTCTAGTGCGCATGAAGTCAAACTAAACAATAATCAACAGTAGTTGATATAACCAAGGAGTAAACATGGATAATAAATCCGACAAAATATACATTAACCTAACCAAGAATAAAGATTGGAAGTCTCCAACAGACAAACTTCCAGTATATGTTGGTCCAAAAAATATGAAGCATCCAGATAAGAACTGGACCATTGGAGTAAACATAAATGGTACTTGGTATAATCAAGCTGCCTTCCCATCTAAAGATCAAGATGGAAATGTAAAAGAAGGTGAGCTTACAGTAATTTTAACACCTAGTGGAGCAGGCAAAAACAATATTGCAAAATCTAGTGATGGTGGTAATAACGAATATACCTTTTAACTTAGGCTAAAGGGTATCAAGCAGGGTGGGGTTTTTTTCCCTTTCCGTTTTCCCCACCTTGCTTAAAAAATTATGTCAGACAATATAAAAGAACCTAAACATTACACTCAATATAAAATTGAACCTATTGATTTTATTATTGAGAACCAATTAGATTTTTGTACCGGAAATATAATTAAGTATGTTTTGAGATATAATTTAAAAAATGGAGTGGAAGATCTTAAAAAAGCTAAACAGTATATAGATTTTTTGATCGAGAAAAAAGTTGAAAAAGGTAAAAAAATATGACAAAATTTAAAAGAATTATTAATGGGGAATGTCATTTTGAAATGATTGAACTCTTTGATGATGTAAAGAAAGCTGCAAACAACTCTAATAGAGGAGAGTTTGTAGAATGCAAGATCCATAATCTTAGATTTGATTTTGCAAAAGTAACAAAGGAGCATGATGGAAGACATCAAGATGCGCCTGCAGAAGCTAAAGGATCTTCAAGCAAAAAAGCACAAGAAGTTCCTAGAAGCGAAGCAAAAAGTAAATAAGTATCAACAAGATTCTTATAGATTACTTTGGCAAATAGAGCAGGCAAAAGAACAGTTAATGACAAGTTAAGTTATTAACTTAATAGTTGAAAAAAAAGAAAGGAAAAACGTAGGGGATCTATGACCATAAATGTAAGTCAACACTACAATACTCACAAAAAAAACATTAACCAAAACCACTTTATCTACAAAGTTAAGAAAGCATTTTACCTTCTTACGAACCAAGAAGAAAGATTATATGAGGTAGGGTTCTCGGAAGGATTTTTGTATGCAGCAAAATTAATGCAGAAGCAACCAATAGTAGATAGCAATAAGAAATCTGAAATTAACCTTAGATATAAAAAAGCAAACATAGAAGTTGTATCTAAAATTGTAGATAAAGTTTGTGAGAGATATACTGTTAGTAAGCATGATGTGTTTAGCAAAGGCAGAACTTCAGATGTTGTTAGAGCTAGAAGTATTGTCTACAATCTTTTACATGAAGAATACAATGTAAGTATATCATCAATGTCTAGGGTGTTTAACCAGGATCACACAACAGTTTTACATTCTTTAAAAACTAAACAAGAAAAGAAAAGATATTGGAATCCTAGTAATACTATTTGGCAGGAGTATGAAGAGTTAAAAAGAATTACTTTTTAAATCCAGACTTCATATTTTTATAAGCCTTAGAACTGATAGTAGATTTCTTTTTAGATCTTGATGTACCTTCTTTTTTTCTTTTATTAATATTATAGTACAAACCTTTTTTAGCTACCTTACCAGACTTAGTTTTATGATAACCTTTTTTCATTAATATTTACCTTTCATTTTAACTTTCATACCTTTTTTCTTTGCGTATGCTTTTGCTTTTTTCTTACCAGCTTGGGAATAGCTGAACTTCTTTTTTCCTACCATTGGCATTTTGTTTCTCCTGTTGTTGTTGTTTATATTTTAATTCACAATAGTTATCGAAGCAAGAACCATCTTTACCATCATGACAAAAGTATTCTTTTTTAAGAGTAACTATCCATCCACCTTCATCACTCATTAATTGTTTATTACATTTTTTACAGTAACCACAGATTAATGATTTAAGTTTTGGTTTTTTCCAACCTTTTTTTTTCATAGGTGCGACATCATGTTACATTTTTTTAAAATCTCAATATGATATACTGTATATAATTTAAAAAAAAAACGAAAGGTAAAAAATGAAAAAAATATATACTTGCTTATTTAAAGAAATAAAGTTTTCGCAAGAAACTTTAAAAAATGTTCTTTTTGTAAGTGTTAATAAAGATAGTTTTATAGAAGTTAAAAATAGAAAAGTTTCTATAGAACATTACAATGAAATTAAAAATCTTTTCAAAGGTGAATATGATAAGAAAAGAAAATGCACAAGATATAATATTACCTTTGGTAAAGGATATTTAAAATGGATGGAAGCTACTTATAAAACAAAAGCAATATTTAAAACTATTCAATAAATAATTACCAGGCTTTGCAGCTCCAATATCTAGGTGTTAGTTTATTGGTAGCTGTAGAGCATTTGTGTCTAGCTCTGAAACTCTTTCGTCTTGCAGGTATTTGTTTCTTGATTGACATCTTTGGATCGCCAAATCGAACTAACTTAACTTTCTTTCCTACCTTTGCAAGAACAGCAGATTTCTTTTTAGCACCTGGAGTTCTCTTAGGTTTATTGTAACCAGAAAATCTTTCGCCTCTATATGTTATTGCCATTATCTATCTCTAATACTATCAATAAAATTATATATTCTTCCTATTTGTTTATCAACATTCATTATCTCTTCTGAAAGCATACCAATATGAATTTGTAATTCAACAATAGTAATCAATACATAAGTGGATAACCCTAAAAGAATTGTGCCAAGCAAAGCAATTAATGCTGTGTTGTGCTGTCGTTTCATTTCGCAACTTTACCTTTATTGACTCCCTTTTTAATTACATAATCTTGTGTACCATTAGCACCATGATTTACTTCTTTCTTTAGAAGTTTAAATATTTCTAGTTCTTTTAATTTCTTTTCTAATTTCTTACTATACATTTCAATAGTTTTAGTATCTCTCATCTTTTCTTTCTCTTTTTCTTTTGTTGAATGAATTGTTTTTCTACCCAATAAAACCATGAGTCTACCAAACCAAAAAAATTATATAAGAACTTATCAATCATCTGCCTTGACCTTTGTATCTTGTTTGTTTCTTCTGTCTCTTTTCATTTTTATTCTGAGATTTTTTATGCACACCTCTTCTCTTAGGTGGCTTCTCTCTTGGTATATAATGTGTGAACTTTTGCTTAGCCATTACTTCTTCTTCTTATATTTTTTTTTCTTTTTCTTCTTACCCATTTGCTGAGATAAAAGTGTAGGTTTCTTTTTGCTGTATTGAGATACAAACATTGTAGGTATTTGTTGTGACATATTATTTCCTCTTAATTAATTCAGTTCCTTTTATACCATAAATTGCACCCACTACAGATACAAATAA